GATTTGTTGAAGGAAAGAGCAGAGACAGGTAGAATTTATATTATGAATATAGATCATTGTAATGAGCATTCATCTTTCAAAGATAAGGTTAACATGAGTAATCTATGTCAGGAGATTACTCTTCCTACTTATCCTATTAGTCATATTGATGATCATTTGGGTGAGATTGCTTTATGTATTCTTTCTGCTATTAATGTAGGTAAGGTAAAGTCTGATGATGAATTGGAGAATCTTTGTGATCTTTCTGTTAGAGGATTAGAAGAACTGATAGACTATCAACATTACCCTGTAAAGGCAGCAGAACTTGCTACAAAGGCACGGAGATCCCTTGGAGTAGGGTTCATTGGTCTTGCACATTATCTTGCTAAACTTGGATACAAATATGAGTCACAGGAGGCATGGGATGCTGTTCATGGATTGTCTGAGTCATTTCAATATTACCTTCTAAAGGCATCAAATAAAGTTGCACAAGAGAAAGGTCAATGTGAGAACTTTGGACGTACTAAGTATGCAGATGGAATCCTACCAATTGATACATATAAGAAAGACGTAGACGAAATTTGTTCACAACCTTTAGCACATGATTGGGAATCTCTTAGAGCATCTATCTATGAGTTCGGTTTACGGCACTAAACACTGTCGGCACAAATGCCATCGGAGAGCAGTTCCGTTGTGTCAAATGCAACCAATGGAATTGAACCTCCAAGAGGATACTTGTCCATTAAGAAATCAAAGAAAGGCCCACTTAAACAGATAGTTCCTTCTTACGGAACTCTTAAAAATAATTACACTTTATTATGGGATATGCCCAATAATACTGGTTATATTAATGTGGTTGCAGTTATGCAGAAGTTCTTTGACCAAGCAATAAGTGGAAACTGGAGTTATAATCCAGAACACTTTGAGGGTTCTGAAGTACCAACTAGTGTAATGGCAAATGATCTTCTAACAACATACAAGTATGGATGGAAGACTAGTTACTATCAGAACACTCATGATATGAAAACTGATGAGGTTGTTTCTGATGATCAATCAAAGCTTGACAATTTGCTTGCCGAGTTAGATAATGCTAATGAAGAGGAGTGTGAATCCTGTGCCATCTGATCTAAAAGGAATGACCGTCTTTAATACAGAAGACGTTAATACTAAGAAGCAACCAATGTTCTTTGGTAAACCTCTTGGTGTACAAAGATATGATAACTTCAAGTATCCTTCATTTGAGAATCTAACAAAATCTCAATTAGGATATTTTTGGAGACCAGAAGAAGTATCACTACAGAAAGATCGTGGAGATTATCAAACCCTCCGACCAGAACAAAGGCATATCTATACCAGCAACCTTAAGTACCAGATCATGCTGGACTCCGTACAAGGTCGTGCTCCTGGTATGGCTTTCCTTCCATACTGTTCTTTACCTGAGTTAGAAGGATGTATGGAAGCATGGTCTTTTATGGAAATGATTCATAGTAGATCATACACTTATGTGATTAAGAATGTATATTCTGATCCATCAGAGGTATTTGATACGATTATTAAAGATCCTCGTATTCTAGAACGTGCTGCTAGTGTAACAGAATCATATGATACTTCATTAATGAAGCACAGGTATGGGGTCAGAGTAGTTTGTGGAGAGATATGGATGCATCTTTGAATACATCCTTACCTGTTTTAGAAATGAAAGAGGTTAAACGTAAACTCTATAGGGCAGTAACAAATGTCAATATACTTGAAGGTATACGTTTTTATGTTAGTTTCGCTTGCTCTTTTGCATTTGGGGAACTTAAGCTTATGGAGGGATCAGCCAAAATTATCTCCCTTATTGCAAGAGACGAGAACCAACACCTTGTCATCACCCAATCAATACTAAACAACTGGCGTAAAGGTGATGATCCAGATATGGTAGAGATAATGAAGGAGGAAGAGGAGTGGACATATAAGATGTTTGATAAGTGTGTGAATGAAGAGAAGGCATGGGCAGATTATCTCTTTAAGGATGGAAGTATGATTGGTTTGAATGATAAATTACTATACCAGTATGTTGAATGGATTGCTAACAAGAGAATCAAAGCTATTGGTTTGAAACCACAGTATGATATTGCTGCAAAGAACAATCCATTACCTTGGACAACCCATTGGATCTCATCTAAAGGGTTGCAGGTAGCACCACAAGAGACTGAGGTTGAGTCTTATATGGTTGGTGGTATCAAGCAAGACGTTAAAAAGGACACCTTCTCAGGATTTAAACTATGACTACACAAGATCAGAAATGGAATGATGCACTTACTATTTTTACAGAGAGTGTTCATAAACCTGATACTAAACTTAGATCATGCGCCCACAATCAGGAATGCTATAATGAATTAATGTGGATTCGTGAACATGTAATAGAATATTTACAGACTTTGCGTAAATAATAATGTAGCCAATTTACCAAAATCATGAATGGTAGACTAAAGAAAATTGACATGACTGCAAGACTTGAAAGTATTAAAAAAGGTCTTGATGAACATTCTTGGTATCCTGAGTGGGATGATAGACAGAGAGGAGCAGCACAGCGCATTCTAAATAACGCGTTGGATGTCCTTGATGAGTATGCCTATTGATTATGAAAATCCCTGGATATATCAAGGTACAGCTTTTACTTCTGAGCATATTGACAATTTCTTCGGTTTCGTCTACTGTATTACAAATAACCAAAGCAAGAGACAATACATTGGGCGTAAATACTTTTGGAAGTTTAGAACTCCTAAGGGTAAAAAAAGAAAAGTAAAATCCGAATCTGATTGGAAGAAGTATTATGGGTCTTGTCCAGAACTTAAGGAAGAAATTCAGCAATTGGGTAGACAGAACTTTAGCAGAACTATCCTCAGCTTACATAAAACAGCTGGCAAAACAAACTTCGAGGAAACGAGACAACTCTTTGTCAAAGGAGTCCTCACCGAATCGCTTGACGACGGAACGCCAAAGTACTACAATAGTAACATCCTCTCCAGATACTTCAGAAAAGATTATTATGAAACTTGATGAAACTGATAAGATCGTTGCCCATAATAGAGAGTGGGCTATCAATAAAGTAGAATCAGCAGAGTTGGTAGGTGATAAGATAGCATTGTATGCAGAGTTTGAAGATTGGATTGAAATTGATGACGTTGATAACATTGAAATTATTTCTATAGAAAATGAAACCACAAATGAAGATAGGATTTAATTGTAGTTCTTGTGATTTATTTCATGCAGGACATGTTACAATGATGAAGATGGAGAAGCAGTTGTGTGACTATCTTATAGTCGCACTTCAGGTGGATCCTACAATTGATAGACCTGGTGTGAAGAATAAACCAGTTCAGTCAGTCTATGAAAGGTATGTACAACTACAAGGATGTAAGTATGTTGATGAGATTCTAGTCTATGAGACAGAGGCTGATCTTCTTAATTTACTTCAGACTCAGAACATTGATGTTAGATTTCTTAGTGAAGAATATAAAGATAGAGACTTCACAGGAAAGCAGTATTGTATAGATAATGGTATAGAATTATTTTTTCATCTCCGAAGACACCAGTATTCCTCTACAGAATTAAGGAACAGAGTGTATACATTAGAAAAGAAAAAGAGAGATGAGAAGGTAGAGAGTAATGTAGAACAATATTCACCAGAACTATTAGAAAAGTATTCGCTTAAGGAAAATGATCAAGGTAAGATGTAAGGAGTGTGGTAAGGAGTTAACTTCAGATGCAGGAAAGACTTTAGCATGTGGGTGTCCTAACATGACGACCCTAAAAGGTGATGTGGTAACCGCAGTTGACTTAAATAATGTTATAATGATACGATCCAATGAAGAAACAGGATCAAATGGTTTTACTTCCCAAGAACTCCAATGGCAAGAACAACGACGGAAACGGAAAGTACGCAAACTGGACTTCGAGATAAGGTAATGGATCAACACGACATTCCAATCTTAGGAAATTTTTATACCAAAGCAGAAGTAGATGCTATGGTAGCAGAAGCGGTGGAAGAGGCACGGAGAATAGATGAAGCATCAATGGCAAAGCATAATAGAGAGGCAACTATTATCAGTATGATTCTTGGATTCACTGCTCTTGCATTATTCCTTGATGGATTATTTCGCATACTAGGTATTATTCCTCCTTTCATGCACCTTGATGTAAATGTTATTGATCAAATTAAAGAGCAGGTTGAAACTGATATACTAGATGATGTTATAGATAAGGTAAGACAAGTACCAATTAAAAGATTACTTAATCGATGAACCCAGTAACAGATATAGTTTTTTCAATAACATGGATATTTCTTTTAGTATGGGCAGTTCGTTCTGTTATTTCAGGAGCGAGATCTAAATCAGTCAGAGATTTTAATGCTGGTCGTTTATCAGGTGAGTGGACTACTGAAGTAACTAAAAGAGTTCATCCAGA